CACTTTCAGTAACGATCAGTCCACCGTCTTCACGAAGAAGGTTGGATGCAGTGTCCAATTCTAACAAGACATTATCGATATCAACAGTAAGCCGAAGTTCACCCGACTCTAAATATTTGTAATATGATTTTAAAAAATTAGAAAAGTTAGGGTGATCAGCAGCAATGAATTCTGGAAGTTGGCCATCAATTTGAGTGCTAACTTTATTGATTAAACTTGGGGACCAATTAGAATCAAAAGGAGCCATGATTAGAAACTCGATGGTGTTGATGGATATGCAGATGTCGCAACATAAGTAGATGTTCCTGATGCATCAGAAGTTTCAATAGTATCTATTGCTCCTGAAACTGTCGAATTAACAGTATCAATTTCTAATATTGTATTTCTTACAGGAACAATATCGTGTGAATTAGGAATAACAGTGAGCCGTATTTGGGTAGATGATGCATCATCGACATTGGACACAGCATTTATATATATTGGTGATATACTGATTGAACCTTCAGAATAATCAATTGTTCCGGCTGTAGAGGAATAATATGTTCTAACACCAGCAACCAAATAATAAATCCTAAGATTTTCTTCACCATCATCATCAAAAAACATTTCGTTTGTGTTGCCACTCACATAGAAACCTGTAGATGCAGTAATTCCACCACCATCGGCATTGTGGCCAGAGTGTGGATTATAGAAAGCATTACTGAAGTTTAATTTATATGAATACGAACCAGTTGTCGTTGGAGTAAAATATTTAGCCATTGTAATGTTAATAGTATTGCTAACAATAGAGGTGTCTGTATTATCAACCGCATAGACCATTTTAGAATATCTGAAAACATCAACAAAAGTTTTTAAATTACTTTCGTTGTAATTTGATATGGTAGTATCGATTAAGGTTTCTAAACTCTCTACTGTTTTCGTTGTTGCACTAGAATCATATTTAAAATTTACAACAAGTATGAGGTATAGCGTTTCTGGATCAACCACTACAGGGGTTATTGACGCAACGGTATATGGAGCCAGGTCACTAACAAGGGTTTCTTTCTGTACTTCATTTAAATTTCTTCCTGTTGTAGATTTAACACTGATAAAAACCTTTCCATATTCAGCTGTGTCTACAACACCATCTGCAGCAGTATATGAACCACTCTCGCCACCCCAAACAGAAACTGCTTGGGTGTTGGGGAAAAGTTGTTTAACATAAGTTTTATAATCTTCTGTGGTTACACACCTTCCTTGTGATGCATAATCTAGCGGTGCATTAAGTTTAATTGATCTGGGTGACTCTGGTTCTGCACCTCCAACAGAATCCGACACGGTAGTAACTGTAACAGAAGAAACGCCACTGATTGTAGCTGCATTTGTAAATGTGCTTCCACCATTACCAAGTGTCTTGTTTGTAACTACATATTCTAAGATAATAATGTTCCCATCCGTAACTGCTTTACTAAGAATACCATCACCAAAATAAACTTCATACTTTCCAGCCTCAACCTCTTGTAAGAAATAAACTGTACTCGTAGATGTTAATAAAGCAATATCAGTTGCCAGAGTATAGGTTGTCGTGGTACTATCTGATAAAGAGGTTTGAACTTTAACTCTTAACGTAGAAGTATCAGCACGATTATCATTAATAACAAACCTCTGTTCTACATTGGTACTGTCAACGCTATATCTTGTGGTAATCCACGACCCTTCATAAATGTCCGTATCAGAAAACAAAATAGTACTGCCGGTGAGGGCTTTTGTTACATCATCGATAGTAATAAATTGATATGAGTCTTCATTAATAGTTGCGTTGAACACTGTGCCGGCCGGCATTGTAGCTGATGTGTCTGATGTATTTAAAGCAACGTTGACAACAGCTGTTGCGGCTCGGGCAGATGTGGGTGTATAACCCAAAGTTTTAGCATGTGAACTAATACTTGATCTCAGGGCGGCACTGTCAAGGAACATCTCGTTTGCAAGCATGTTAGCATTAAACCCAAGATAGTGAGTGTTGTATGCGAGAACATCCAACAGAGAACTCATACCAGAACCTTCGAAATCATAGTCTGTAAATTCTGTTTGGTTTTTCAGAAAAATTTTTAAGTTTGCTTTTACTTCATCAAAATCAAATTCTGTTACTTGTAGGTTTGTTGTATTTGCCATTATCGTAATGTCTCCAGCATAACTGTCATATCAACAAGTTCAGTAGGAGCATTCTGAACATAGAACTCAATCGTTATTTCATAAGCGTTTCTGTCTAAATCAGGTGTTGCCCTGACACCCACAAGTCTTGCTCTTGGTTCAAACCCTTCTATAACATCCTCTACTCTTTGTGATAAAGCAAAAGCTGTTACAGGAGTCATGGGTTCGAATAAAATTCCCGTTACACCAGATGCAATTTCTGGGTGAAACGGTCTTTCATATGGGTTTGTTAATACGAGATTTCGTATTGACCTTTTGACAGCGGTGACATTTGTAACTTTTGCTATATCTTTATCTGTGGACTTTGCTTTAAAAAATAAATCTAAGTCCTTATAGATTTGGGACGCTCTGTCTTCCCCAGAATATTGTGCATCGATATAAGCATCCTTGTAGCTCATGAGTGTTCCTTTTTATTATATTTATACACCGTCACCTGTATTTTGACTCATAATAAATGGTTTAGAACTTTTCCATATTTCTTTTGCGTTAACTCTAATAAATGGTTTATTAGTTTCTGTTTTACTAGGGTTTGGAATTGTCACCATAACATTTTTTCCTTTCCTAAATGCGGCTTGCTGATTAAGGGTTCTTTGTAGAGGTGTTGTTTCTTTTCTGGCCTGTTTCCTTACCCACTTATTTACATTTCTACGTTGGCCTTTTGATGTATATTGTGCTCTTGATTTTTTACCCATCAAATTTTCCTTTCACATATTTGAACTTCATTAACTATGGCTTCTATATTGTTGTGCCAATGGTTTAAAAATTTATGTACCCCTGGATACTTTGGTTTAACATCTAATGTTTGCCATATAAATTGTTGTAGTATATTCTCATAATCAGGCATCCAGTAATAAACATTTAGTGTAACCAGAACTTTCCTTTTTATTATAATCATTTATATTATACTATCCAATCGGCATCATAGTTGTCTAAATTTTTATGAGAATATCCAGCGCCAATGCTACTTGGAACTACATTTGTTCTTTCCTCTGCTTTCTCCACTTCTGAGAGTACAACTTTAGCCATCACACCAGCAGCTGTTGTTATTGTCTTAATAGCATCGGCCGAGGACACTTTAAATGCACCTGTATCTTCAGTTATTTCTTCAGATGAAACACTAAAACTACTCACAACAGATTTAACCTCTTCTATTTTACTTGTAAGATCAGCGTTCTGTGTTACCTTTGATGCCACCTCTCCTAACGCATTTACTGCTGCCTGTAAAACATCTGCTGGTTTTTGTGTAACTGTATCGCTCCCTGCAACCTTTTGTAAATTTGGAACAAGTGAACAGGGATCGCCACCAGCCAATGCACCACTAACAAGACTGTCTAGGGAACCAACACTACCTAAGTCACTAACAGCAGAACCAAACTCAGATGTTATTTTTGTCAGTGCAGACGTATATGCTGACGTTCCTGGCACCATACTTACGAGGTTTGTAATTTCTGCTGATAAATTTAATTGTGGAAGTTCTGGTATCTCTATGCTCTGTAATTTAGAAGTTAACGTATTAAGTTCCTTTTGTTTTTCCAAAAAGGCTGCGGCCGCATCTGATGCTGAAAAATCTAACTTAGATGTTACCTCATCAGCCGCAGCTTCAAGTTTTGCAAATACGTCATTCATTTCTGGACTTGCACCACATAGATTAGAATTTAAAAAATCAACCATTTATTTTCCCTTACCCTCCAGCAAAAGTATCAGCTGACCCAGAGGCAGATTGGTTGGGCACCCAACTCCCATGGCCGCCAGTGGCATCACCTTTTCTGTGAACACCAATACCATTTGCAAATACTGTAGAACTCCCGGCCGAAGCAGGATCAGCACATGAGGTAGTGTCACCAATACGAACAACCTTCGCTCCATTTACGTAAACATCAGGCGAACCCGTAGCGTAAGCAGTTTGGTGAAATGGACTTGGTGTTGGACTTGCGTGGCCAACATGACTATCTAACCCAACTCTTGTTATTTCTGGCATTTTTTCTCCTATGGGTTCAACTGAATATCTGGGCCACCAGTAATCTCTATGTCGCCGCTAGATGTGTGTGTCCATGTGCCACCTGTCGTAGACGTTTTAGTAGTTCCTACTGTTTCGCTCCAAGTGGTGCCTGAAGTTGATGCCATATTCGCTTCAGTGTGAATTGTCATTGTGCCTACAGATTTCATATTCAACGTAGACCCAGATTTAACAGACACAATACCAGAGATGGTTGACGCAGATAAGTTACCATTCACATCAAGTAGGTAATCTTTGGAAGTCTTGATGTGAATACCACGTTCTTTCTCATTCGAGTCCATCTTCTTACCGTCTACAGACAATTTCCACTGGCCGCCAACAATCTCTACACTGGATTTCTCTTTATCTATAATTGTGTCGCCACCAATCCTACCCTTTACATCATCATTAATAT